CCGGGGTCGCCGTCGCCAGGTCGGGCAGCTCAGCGACGGTGAACACGCCGTCCGGGTCGCAGTAGGCGGTGGCGCCGATCGCCGCCGCCAGCTCGATCACCGCCGCCCACGGATCGGCCTCGACGTCCCATGTCCGCGGGCCGATCGCCGCATCCGTCGCCACGTTGATGACGATGGCGTCCGGGATGGACCGCTGGATGAGCGCCGTGATCGCGCCGACCGCCGTCCCGCTGGCCCGATACGGGACCGTGAACTTGTCGTCGGCGATTGCGCACTCCAGCGACTTGCCGCTGATCGTGACCGGGCCCTCGTCGACATCACCGCCGACCTCGTCGACACGGAACACCCCGAGCGGCACCAGCTCCTGCGTGCCATCGGAGTACTGCACCCCGCGCGAGATCCTCAGCCGGGCCCCGTACACCGACAGTTTGTCGGCCGGGGTCCGGGGGATCAGCCCAGCGTCCGCGAGCGTCACCGTGCACGTCCGCCTGCACGCCGACCCCCGATCCACCGACACCGACCCGCCCGTATGGGCGAGACGCTCCACGCTGCCGTCTGTCCGGAAGAGCGCGACCTCAGTGATCGGGGTGTGTGATTCGACGATGGCCTGGAGGAAGCGGGCGGATACCGAGTACACCGCGACCTCCCCTACTTCGGCTGGTTGAGGAGGACCTTTTCCCAGGTGGCGAAGGCGACGAGGACGTCGTTCCAGGTGGCGTACTCGGTGAGGATGTCCTGCCACGTCCGGCCCGCCGACGACGCGACCCCGACCGTCACCGGCATGTCCGCCTGTTTGAGGGGGAGCGTCCACTCCCGCCACACCTCGGTCGCCACCGGGCTCACCCGGCCCTCGGTGATGGCGCCGACGCTGACATAGGTGTCGTCGACGCCCATCCCCGGGACGGCCTGCCACAGCAGGACGTTGCCGCTGTCGAGGAGCCAGTGGAGCGCGGCCCGCTCGGAGTCCGACCGCGTCCACACAGTCAGGTCTCCGGCCAGGCCACCCCGGACATCGGAGTGGATCACCGAGTTCCGGCGACCCCGGACCCGATACTCAGCCTGCCCGATCTCCCGCTGCCAGTCCGGCGCCCGATGCACCATCACCAGCATGTTCCGCTGCGGGTTCCCAGGGTCCTTCAGCCACGCCACATTCGGATCATCATGGGGGATCGTGCGGGGGCCGACCTGCCGGGTCTGCGTGACCGTGCCGCCCGACCGGACCTCCGCGTAGTACGTCACCGGCGTCGCCAGCGGCGCCTCATAGTCCTCGATGACAAGCGTGTCCGCCGCCTGCACGACCCCGTCCAGCAGGCCCGACACGCCGCGCACCAGCGTCCGGGCCCCATCCGGGGTGACCCGCCACACCGTGATCGTCCCCGACGTCAGCTCCCGCAACGTCACCGTCACCGACGCCGTGGCCGCGGTGACCGTGGCCTCCGCCAGCGGTACCGCCTGCCACAACCCCACCCGGTCCATCCGCAGCACCGACGACGTCGCGGTCGCCGTCAGCGTGTACTCCACCGCCGCCTGCGTCGCCCCCGCCGGGGCAATATGCTGTATCCCCAGCAGCCACCACCCTGGCGTCGGTGCAGCAGCCGCCACCGACGCCGTCGCCCCGAGGTCCACGTTCGCGGCGTCGTACCAGCGGATCGCCCGGCTGATCGTCCAGCCACCCGACGCGACCTTGGCCCCGGTCTGCACCGTCCACGCCTGCCCCGCGGCCGCCCCCACAGGGCAGCGCCCGGTGCGGATGACGCTGGTCGTGGCGGTCGCCGACGACACGGCCATGCAGTACGAGCCGTCCAGGGCGTCCGTGCCCCACGGCTCCAGTCGGGCCAGCGTCGCCACCCCGGAGACGACCGTCCACCCGCTGGCGGTCGCCTCGAACGACGCGTCCCTGAACGGCAGCACGGACGCGACGGACGCGTACACCTGCGGATTGGCGATGATCCCCGCCGCGTCCGTCCGCAGCACCTGCCCAGCCGTCGCCGCACTGAGGCCGAAAGCAACCGTCGCGTACACCGCGCCCGCCGGGGCATAGTCCGAGACGCGTTGCCGGTACCAGCCCGTACCCGGCGCGGTGAGCACCGACCGCGTTGCCTGGATCTGCGCGAAGCTGGAGTTGTAGAACCTCAGCTCGATCCACGCCGCGCTCCCGCTCGCGGGCGGGTTGAGGTAGGCGTACCCCAGATACTGCTGCCCCGGCGTCACCGTCGGCCAGTCCGTGCTGCGGAACTCCGCCGCACCGTTCGCCGTCACGGTCATCGTCGCGACGTGACCGCCAGCCGAGTAGTTCGTAGCCGACCAACTCACCGCCGGGACCGTCCGGGAGACCGTGCAGTTCGTTACCGCCACGTACTCCCAGCCCGACGCCCGCTCGCTGGTCTCCGCATTCGCGCTGAGGAGGTTGCCCACGGTCCTCTGTGGCAGCCCGAAGTAGATGTTGTCGAGGAACGAGTTGACCCCGCCGGCGGCAGGGGTCGACGAGTACACGACCTGCGCCTGCGTCGCACCGTCCGGAGCCCAGTCCGCCACCCCGATCCGATGCCACGCCGCCGTCGCCGTCGCCGTCGACAAAGACCACGTGATACTGATCTCCGTGGACGACGCGTTCAGCCAGCGGATACCGATCCGCTCCGGCACCGTGCCGCTCGATGCGTCCGCGAAGGTGACGTACTCGGTGCCCTGGATCACCGGATACGATGCCACCGTCCGACACTGCATCTCACCGCTGGCCACCGACTTCATCAGCAGGCAGCCGTCAGTGACCGTGCCGCCCGTACCGCGGCTGAGCGTGCAGTTGGTCTTGACCGCCCAGCCCGACGTGTTCGGATCGACCGTGCTCGTCGTCTCCGACAGGAAGTTCCCGGGGATCGGCATGACTCACCCCTTCCGGCCGGCGCGCAGGGTCGATACGAGCTGGCGGTCCCGCTGATCCATCACGCCCCGGACCACGCCGAGGAGTTCGCCCGAGTCGAGGTACAGGTCGCCCTCGAACTGCGCCGGACCGGTCTGGGCCTGCGCCGCGAGCGAGGTGAGCGCGTTGGCCTGCGCCGTCGTGAACACCGGCTCCGGCCTGCCCGTGCCGTTGTAGGCGAGGTTGAACCCGGGCTGGAGGTAGCCGCCCGAGTCATACGACCCCGGCTTGAAGCCGTACCACGAGGTGAACAACTTGTCGTTGTAGCCGCGGGCCCTGTTGCCGACGGCCACACCGTCACCACCGCGCGACTCGACCTTCGTGCCGCCGAGCGTGCCCGCCGTGTGCCCGACGCCGGCCGCGGTGATTCCAACGCGGAACGGGCTGTTGCCGTGGTACACCCAGCCGGGGGGCGCTGTTTTCCCGGAGAACGCGTGCGTCGACCAGCGGCGATGCGGCTTCTCCCCGCGGAGGACGGACTCGATCGCCGACATCAGGCCGGAGCAGTCCCAGCTGGGGTTGCCGTTGCCGCCCCACTGGTACGGCAACCCATTCTGGGTTTTCGCCCACCGAAGCGCCGCCTGGATCTTCGGGCCGCCGAGGCCGCCGCCGCCCTGCTTGTCGGCCTCCTTGCTGTAGCCGAACAGGGCGTCGATCATCCTGGACGGAATGCGGCGCAGCATCTGGCCGAACCCCGTGGACATGCCGGGGAACGACCGCAGGAGCGGGTCGACGACGTGCGTCACGCCCGCGCGCGCGGACGACTCCAGCAGGTCGGTCAGCCAGCTTGCGCCCTCCTTGACCTTGTTCCACGCCGCCGATCCCGCACCCAGCACGGCCGACCCGGCGTTCTTGATCCAGCCGAAAATCCCGCCATCCGCGAAGCGCTGCGCCACCCCGCCGTCGGCGTAACGCAGGGAGCGGTCGACCGGCGTGTCCGGGTTCCCGCCGAGGACCGGCGCCAGAGCCGCCCGGACCCCGGCCGCGCCGCGGCTCTTCGCGAGCCGGTTGAAGTAGCCGACGAAACCGGCACCCACGCCGCGGGTGAACTCCGGCCGCATGATGGCCTCACCGCCGGACATCTCCAGCGCCCCGCCCGTGGGCGAGTAGAACCGGTGCGGATCGCGGCCCGGCGTGTAGCCAGGAAGGATGCCGCCCCGGGCGAACTTGTAGGTGGCCAGCTTGGGCGCGCCGAACGCGCCCGCGATCTTGTTCCAGACGCCGACGATGCCCCTGTTGTAGACGATGTCGACGACGTACTGGATGGGCTCCCGGGCGATTCCCTTGATCTTGTCCCAGGCGGTCTTGATGCCTGCCCGCGCGGCGTCGAACGCGCCGACCATCTTGTTCTTCAGGGTGGCCGCCCAGCCCGGAATCGTCTTGGTGAAGAACGTACCGATCGGCGACAGGACGTTCTGCCTGATCCACGCCCAGGCGCTCCCGATGCCGTTCTTGATCCCGTTCCACGCCGAGATGGACTTGTCCCGCAGTCCAGTGAACGCCGAACCCAGGCGTGCCACCCAGCCGATCAGGCCGGAGGCCACCTTGACGAGGCCGGTCACCCAGCCGATCACCGTCGAAAGAGCCTTGGCCACTCCGCCGATCAGGAACTTCGCCAGGCTCAACAGCGGCGGCAGCAGCCAGTTCAGGACACGGACCGCAAGCTCCACCACCAGGCCGATCAGTTCGGCGAGCGGAGGCAGAATCGGCACCAGAGCGACCGCCAGGTCCACAACCGCCTTGATGAGGTCGACCAGCGACGGCAGCAACTGCACAATCAGCCCGACCGACACCGACAGAGCCAGCCCGAGGAGATCGCCGAGCATCGGCAGAATCGGCACGACCGCAGCCACTAGCTTCAGGAACGCGTCGGCCAGCACTGGCAGCACGTCCGCGAGGGCGTCCACGAAGATGCCCGCCAGGTCCCCGATGACCGGCAGGAGCTTCGTCACGACCGGCAGGAGCTTCTGGGCCAGGCCGGAGTACGCCTGCCCGAGGGGGCCGACCATCGACAGGAACGCATCCACGATCACGCTGATGGCATCGCTCAGCACGGGCAGGATCGGCGTGAGCGCGCCGAACACCTCGTTGATCAGGCGCATGCCGATCGGCAGGAGCGGCTTGAGCGCGGTCATGAGCTGCCCCAGCGCGGCCGCGAACACCTTCGCAACGAGTTCGGCGACCTGCCCGAGCAGGCTGACCAGCGGCGCTAGAAACGGCTCCAGCGCCTGGAACACCTGGGCAATGATTCCGCCGACCTGCACCAGGACCGGCGTGAGTGCCTTGACGATCCGGGAGAGCGGGCCAATGAGTACGGCGACGATCTGCTGGATGACCGCGATGATCGGTGTCAGTGCGGGCGCGAGCGCGAGAATGACCCCGGCGATCAGGTCGGCGATCGGCTGAAGCAGGGGCATGACCGCGCGGACGATCTCCACGATCGCTGTGCCCACCTGCACCAGGACCGGCATGAGCGCCTTGATGACCGGCATCAGGGCGGCGCCCAGCACGGAGACGAGCTGGGTCAGGACCGGGCCGAGGACGACGGCGAGTTCGGTGATCGGCTGGGCAAGCGCCGCGATGAGCGGCACGATCGCCTGCACGATGCTGCCGATGACAGGCACGAGCGCGCCGACGATCTGCGCGATCGACGTGAACAGCTGCCTCAGCGTGGCCTGCATGGCGGGCGCCGCGAGGATCTTCTTGATCTCGCCGAAGACGGTTCCGAGCACGCCGACGATCTGGCCGCCCGCGTCGGCGGCGGCCTTGAAGATCTGTGAGACGACGCCGAGGACGTTGCCGAGGAGGGTTCCGAATCCGGACAGGATCTGGAACGCGGTGTCGATGGCCTGCTGAAGACCGCCCGACTCGAAGCTCTTGGCGATGCCGTCGGTGAACGACTTGATCGCCCCGGTGAACTGGGTCAGGAGCCGGTTGAACGCAGGCTGCGCGGCGACCGAGAGCTGGCCGAACGCGGTGAGGATCTGCTTCGGGGTGTCCTTGAACGCCGCGAGGTTCGTCGTCGCACCCGAAAGGATCTTGTCGAGGAGTCCTGACTTGGCCATCTCCTGGATGCCGGACGCCGCGCTCTTCGCGATGTCGTTCCAGACGCTTGCGGTGCCGGTCAGCTGCCGCTTCAGGATCGGGATCGTCGTACGGCCGAGCTGCGTGACCGTGGCGTCCAGGCCCTGGAAGAGGGCGTTCTGCACCGACAGGCGCATGTCCGTCCAAGCCGGCGCGAGCCCTTGAATCGCGGAGACGAAACTCCGCGCGTTCGGCGCCAGCTTGGACATCGCCTCGTCGAGCTGCGATGTCTGTGCCGCCGCAGCCGCCTGCGCATCCGCGACGGCCGCCGCAGCGTCCGCGACGGCCCGCTGTGCGTCGGCGACCTGCCGGGCGCCATCCGCGCGCGCCTCAGCCACGCCCCGCTGGGCGTCCGAGAGCGCGCGCTCCTTGTCGGCGACCGTCTCGTTCGCGTCGGAGATCTTCTTCTTCGCCGCGACGACTTGGGCACTTCCCTCGACGCCGGCCTTGTTCGCGGCCTTGGTGTCGTCGGTCAGCCGCTTCGTCTCGCTGCGCTGCTCTCGCAGGTTCAGTGCGGCCTTGTCGTAGGCGAGCTGGATCTTCGCCAGTTGTTCCGGCGTCGTGCCGGGGTTCGCCTGCGCGGTGGTGAGGTCTTTCTGTGCCTCGGTCAGTCGCAGGACGGCGTCGCGCTCGTCCAGCTGCGACTGCTCCAGGCGCAGGTTCATGTCCTCCAGCGCCCGCATCGCCTCCACGCGTGCGGAGTTGAGGTCCGCCTGCACATCACGGGCATCCCGCTGGGCGTCCGCCAAGTCCCGCTCGGCGTCCAGGACGCCACGCTGCGCGTCCTGGACGCGCTTGGCCGCGTCCACGCGTGCCTGCGCGAGCGCCCGCTGGGCGTTCGCCAGCCCGCGCTGAGCACCCTCGACGGCCTTCGTCGCCGAGGCCGCCGCCTTCGCGTCCGCACCACCGTCGGCGAACGCCGCCTTGAACGCGTCACCGACACCGGACAGACCCAGCTTGAGCGCGCCCGCGGCGGCAGCGGCGGTCGTCAGTGCGGGCGCCAGGACGGCCGCACCGGCGGCGGTGGCGTTGAGGTTCGCCGCGATAGCTACGCCCGCGAGCGCGCCGATCCCCTTGAGGCCGACCCCGAACGCCTTACTGAAGGCGCCAGCGCCGGCGCTGCCCGCGCTGGAGGCGCGGGCGTTGACGGAGCGGGACCAGTTGCCCTCGAACTCGGGCCGGATCGACACGTATCCGCGTCCGACGAGGACGCCACCGGGACCGGCCACCGCGCACCCCCACCTACTGGTTCGCGGCGGGCCTCCCGAACAGACCTGCCAGTTGTTTCGCTCCGGAGCCGTGACGGCCGCCGAACCGGATCACGTTTGCCTTCTGCGGTTCCTCGACACCGGGGCGCGGGATCGGCCGCGGCGGTTTCAAGCGGCCCGTCTTCTTCGGGTCGCCGCCCAGCTTGACCGCCATGAAGGTGTTCTCCCGGATCGCGTCGACGGCACTCGCGAGGAGCTGCCGGTCGAGCGTCCAGGTCTCTTCCTCCGGCGTGACCCCGCGCACCGCACGCGCGGTCGCCGAGTCGTGCGGCAGATAGCGGAGGAAGACGCGCAGCTCACGCCACGACATCTCCCCCCGGTACAGCTCCAGGAGGGAGCGGCCCGGCCAGTAGTGGGCCACGTCCCACTCGACGGCCTCCCCGTACTCCGTCAGGAATCGGCGGAGGCCGAAGATTCCCCCGGCTCGACCCCCGACCGCTTCTGCCACTCGCCCGCGATCAACTCCAGGTCGCCGAAGGTGTATCCGGCCGCATACATCTCGCGCACCTTGTCCCGGCCCAGGAGGTCCTTGAGGACCTCGACGGTGTTGTCGAGGTCGCCGACCCGCTCCTGAAGTTCGAACGGCAGCGCCTTGATCGGCGGGAGCGTGAACTCGACACCGAAGAGGTTGTACGTGGTCGGCTGCGGCAGGGCGTCCCGTCGCTGCTGAGCGAGGCTGTTGAGGTCGACGACCTCGGTCCCCACGGTCTTGCTGGGCATTGCTTCTCCTTGCAGGTGTAGCGGGTTAGGACCCCGGCAGGCGCGACCCGCATCGCACACCTGCCGGGGAGTTGAGGGTTACGCCGCCGACCACGCCGGGTCGTTGGACAGCCACACCGCGATCTCCGGCGCGCTGTCGGCGTACGCGGACACGGTCATGCCAAGACCGACCGCACCCGAGCGAGCCAGCGTGATGGCCTCCCGGTCCGTGACTTCACCGCGCGCGATGACCAACCGGTTCTTGATCGTGCCGTCGACCCACTCCAGGCCGAACGCGCGCTCGTCGGGGTCCGGCGCGGCCGGGATGCTCAGCTTGTGGACGGTGCCGGAGACGTCCGACATCGTCGCGCTCGGGAAATACAGCGTGACTGTGGACGTCTTCAACTCGATCGCGGTGAACGCCAGCGTCATGTCGACCCCGGTCAGCACCTTCCGCACCGGGCTCAGGGACTGCCAGGCGTTGATGTCCTCGGTCTCCGTGCTGTACGACATCTCCACCCCGTCGTCCGACAGGTAGCCGAGATCCACCCACCCCGCCCCCCAAGCGGCGTCCAGATCGGTCGGAGCGGTCGTCCCCTTCGGGGCGATGTATACGGAGCCGTTGAGGCCCACTCGCACGTTGTCGGCGTCGTTCGCCATCGGGTTGCCTCCAGGCACAGCGAGGACCCGCACGGCAGAAAGCCGACGGGTGAAAGTGATCAAAGGGGTGCGGGTTGGGTGAGCTACGCGGGGCGGACGACCATGCTCATCACGAGGACGTAGCGCGGGATGGTGTCCGTTTCGGTGGACGGCTGGTAGGGCAGCCAGATCAGCGACGTCTCCTCGACGCCGTAGATGCGGGCGCCGGGCTGCACCGTGCCCTGCGCGGCGATCAGCCGGGCCGACACCGCTGCGGCAAGGTCGCGCGCATCCTTCTTCGTCGCGGCGAAGACGTCGATGTCGATGGTGCGGTCAGCAGTCACGGCCCTCAGCCGCGACCCTCCGCCCCCCAAGGTCGCCGACACAACCCCGGCGGCCATCTTGGACTCCAGTCCGGGAGGCCATTCCGTGCCCACGGACGTGCCGGGTGGCAGTACATCCCGCAGGTAGGCGACGACCACCCGCTCGATGTCGGGCATTGCCGACAGGGGCGGGGTGCTCACCGCTTCCTGCGACCCGTCTCGGGCGCGACGATCTCCGCCTCGGCAATGTCGTCGACGGGCTCGGGAACCGAGGACTCTTCGGCCCCGAGGATCTCGGCGACCAGGCCGTCGCGGCGCAGTGCCTTCACGGTCGCCTCGTCGCCGTCGATGACGTCACCAGGGGCCTTGTCGCCGTACCAGGCAGCCAGCTTGATGCGCATCATGTGCTCCTCAGGGTGTCCAGGGCACGCCCGAGCGTGCGCGTCTTCGGTGAGTGGCCGCCCTGCGGGCGTCCTCGGACGGACCGGAAACGCCCCCGGCTGTCACGCCTGCGCGCCTCGATGCGGCCCGAGCCGAATTCCACTTGGAGCGTCCACGGGGCGGTCGCCCCGAACTCGGCCCGCCAGCCGTTCGGCCGGAGAGTCGCCGCCGAATACACACTGGCCGCATACTCGCCGTGCCGCTGAACCGCCGGACTGTAGGTCGGCCCGGTGTACTTCGGGGCGATCGCCTGAGCAACGGCCGCACCGCGTTCCGCCGGACGCATCAGCATGTCCCGCACAGCAGGCGAGCGCGCCAACTCCCGGAACAAGTTCGGGTTCGGCACGTACCGGAACGATCCGCTGACCATCAGGCCACCTCCCGCAGGTCCGCCTCGATGTGGTGCACGCCGCCGCCAGGGGCGGGCCAGCGGGCAACCTTCCCGGTGACCTGCATCGTCGTACTCCACGCTTCGACCCGGTCGGTCTCCCGCAGGTCGAGGTCCATTCCGCGGGGCGTGTACAGCCGCCAGCCCGTCACTGTGACCTGCTTGTCGTCGGTGTCCTCAACGGAACCGCCATTGGGCTGGACGTTCACCCCGGACACCTGCGTACGGGCCGCGGCGGCACCCCAGTCCGGCTTTTCGTTGCCGTAGTCGTCCACGGCCGTTCCTGCCCTGACGATCACGATGTCCTGGAGGTAGAACATCAGCCGCCCCCGAGCCGCACCGACCCGGCCGTCCGCCGGTACCGGTCCAGGACCCGCTGCTCCGTGCGGGACAGCAGCACGCCCAGGTACTCGCCGGCCGCCGGGATCAGGTAGGTGACGGACTCGCCGCCCACCGTCTCCGAGCGGACCCCGGACGGGTTGACGATCACCCGGTTCGCGGCCTGCATCACGATCGCCTGGATGTCCCCGGGGACCGGGTCCCACCCATGCGTGTAGGTGACCGTGACCTGCGGCGGACGGTGCGCCGCAGGAGGCCGGTTCCACGCCCAGGACCGCATCAGCAGATCGGCGCCGTCCTGCCACCAGTCCAGCGTCGCCACGCCGTCGACCGCGACCGCAGCGACCTCCTCGACGGGGCGCTGCGGCAGCGTTACCGCGCCCGCGCACCCGTACCGCAGGGGATCGACGCGCCGCATCATGAACGTGTCGGTCGTGGTGGCCCGGGTGATGTCCTGGCGGACGTAGGCGCGGACGATGCTGGACGCCTGATCCAGCAGAGCCTGCGCCTGCAACTCCTGCTCCGGCGTGAACGTGCGGCCGAGCAGCGCGGCGAGGTCGGTCACCGTCACCAGCGAAGGAAGCACAGCCACGGCAACCTCCCCCACTATTCGTCGCCCGTATCGACCTGCGCCGCCTTCAGGACTCCGGTGACGGTGTACGTGTCGTCATCCGCGTCGTCGACGCGGTCGCCCACGTAGCCGACCGCCCAGCCGCCCCGCTCGTGCACCTCGTCGACAAA